TCCATACTTCATCTCTACCAGGAACTTGAGACCAATGAACATCAGTAGGAACATATTCATTTTTTCCTTTCTCTGAATCATGCCACATTCTATAGAAATGATTCATTCCATGTGGAGTAGAAACTATGATGACTTTGGTGTTTTGGCCAGAAGTAATAGTAGGATATACAGAGGCAAAGAACGAGTCAGCAATATGATTAGGAACAAAGGCAAACTCATCCAGAAAAAGGATGTTGAAAGACATACCTCTAACTGCGCTTGCAGAGGTAGATGCTGCCAGTATTTTAGATCCATTTTCTAACTCCAGTGATCCTCTATTCCAAGATAATATACCTTGCTGCATCCATTTAGGTAAGTTTTCATATGCAGTTTGCAGTCTACCTAATAATTCTCTTGCAGTTGCAGCTTTGTTTGCAAGAATACCTACATTTACACTATCATTAAAAACAACATAATGCAACAGATATGATATAACAGTTGTAGATTTACCTGTTTGTCTAGGCATCTTACAAATGTTAAATCTATTATCATGAAAATTATTAATTAACTTTTCTTGAAAATCATATGGTTCAAAAGATTTAAGACCCTCATCAAGAGTCACAATCTTCACATAGTTCATAGCAAAGTAAACAGGATCATCTTTACATTTTAAATACTCAGCTACATTTTCTTTTGTAAACTCAATAGGAGTATTTGCTTTTTTTAAATTAGGATTACCAAGATAGATTTCACTCATAATTTTTTAGATCAGCAATTCCAACGTCTAAGTGCTTTATTTATTCTTGAATCTGGATCTCTTGCAGTCTTAGCAGATGTTAATCTCTTTTTCATTCCCTTCATTCTACTACAAAATGATTTTCTTCTTTTTGCAGATTTAGATCCAGCCTTTAATTTTGATGGTTTAGTAGTAACTGCAGTTTTTAATTTAGAACCAGGATTTTCTCTTTTATAAGCATCAACTGCCTTTTGACTTAATCCATCTGTTTTATCTTTTCTATTTACAGATTGCCAATCTTCTTTCATATCATCTGTTCCAACATTAATATATGAATCAGTTGAATCAAATGATGATACTTGGAATCTTTTTAGAACTGAACCAGGATATATTTTAGTCAAAGCATTTTGAACTTCTGCTTTTTGTGGTTTAGATACTTTAGGAAAGAACATTTTTATAGCATACATCTTTCCTCTCCAGTTGAAGATTAGATCATATACATTTCCATATTGAGTTGGTATTCTTGCTGCTTCATCTATTTCAAAACTTTCTTTAGTATCAGTTTTTGTTGTATCAGTATCTTCCTTATCTGTTTTTTCTAAAGTTTGTTTTCTTCTCTTTGCTAGTTGTATATTTAATCTAGCCATCTTTTTTGATATCATCAATTCCTGTGGAGACATCATAACACCTGCTTCACTTATATTATCCCAATCTCCACCTTTTTTCTTATACCATTTGCAAGCCCAATCATGAGCTGCATGTGAGTAAAAATCAAATTTATTTTCAGATAGTTTCTTTGCTCTATCCCATAATTTAGGATTAGTAAAACTATTACTTTCTTCAAAAGTTTTTAATTCTTTTTCTACTTCTGCTCTTTCTATAACTCTTTGAACCATTGGACTTTGATATGATTCAGACTTAGTTCCTGATTGATCTCCACTAGGATGAGATTTATAATCTTTCTTTTTAGCAAATGTTTTCACCATGGTAGGCTTTGATGCTCCTGTCTTAGATTGTTGACCTGGATCTTGCTCTCTCTTTCTTCTTACTGCTGATGCTATTTTTGCTTTACCTTTTTTACCTTGTCTTTTCAAACTTGCAAGTCTTGAAGATGAAAAACATTTAGGAGTTTTAGTTTCTCCTTTTTCATTAGCACAGGGAGATCCATCAGATTGAACCCAACCTGGTTTCCCTCCTTTTGATTTAGATTTTCCAAACCAATCTCTTAGAGATTCATTCACTTGATTACTAGTATCCATGTTCTTATTTAGGAATTCATTACCGTTCTAAAAATTTTAAAAACTGTAGAATCACTTGAGGTTGGTGCTGCTTTTAATCTTACATTACCACTATCTATATCTGCATCAAAAGTAGCAAGACTTTCATTTGTTATGACTGTTCCATATTCACTAAGATAAACAGAACTATTAGCATGAACTAAATTAATAGATGTTGTATGGTAATCATTACCTCTCCTAACTTGAACTTGATATGATGCTGATTGATAAGTTGAAGAAGAAAAACTATCTACCATAGCTGGTGCGGTAGAAGTCTTGGTAGCAGTAACACCCTCAAGTCTAACAATATTACTAGTTCCTAAATCTAATCCACTTCTAGCAGTTACAATACCAACTGAGTCTATATTAGTTACATCCTCATAAGTTAAAGTTCCTCCAATTGATACATCACCAGTAAATGCAGCATTTGTAGCACTTATATTTCCACTAAATGTACCAGTAGTTCCATCTACATTTCCAGTCAAAGGTCCTACAAATGCAGTAGCAGTTGCAATACCAGTAACTAAAACACCACTACTATTTGTGTCAAATTTAGCAGCATTAACTTCTCCAGTCAAATTGCCAGTTATATCACCAGTTACATCTCCAACAAAACTACTAGCAGTAATAATTCCACTAGTATTAACAGAAGAATTACTTTCTAATGTAGTTGCAGTATCAGCATTTCCAGTGACATCACCTGTGATATTTCCAATAACATTTCCAGTTAAAGGTCCTACAAATTGAGCAGCAGTTATAATTCCAGTAGTATTAATACTACCATCTGTTCCTACTCCAGATGCACTTGCACCAATAAATTTTCCAGTTGATGACTCATATTGAAGAACTTTACCATTTACTTTTGCAGTATCTCTATCTACATCATCTAAAAATTCAAGACGAACTTCTCCACCACCACCTTGTTCATGAACTATTTGTTTTAATAAATTTAATTCTTTTTTTAATAAAGAAATTTCAGATTCAGTAGTATTTTCCTTTATTATTTCTTTTCCAGTCTTTTCATTAATGGTATCCAAAATTTTAATTGCATGATCTGCAGTGGTTTCTTCTTGAACTTTTTTAACAACTGGTTCTTCTTTTACTATTTCTTTTACTACTTTCTTTTTCTTTTTTGATTTAGTTTCTGAGTATAAGAAGTTTTCAAAGATCTTAGCATCAGCAACTAATTTTTTTCTTTCTTCTTCTTTTTCCTTTTCTTTTTCAGTAATTTCTTTTTTAAGTCTAGCAGTCTCTACTGCCATATCTTGAAACATAGTCTCAAAAGATATTTCACCTATTAATTCCTTTTTTTCCTCGTCCTTTTTCTTCTTCTCTTCTTTTATCAAAGAGAAAAAACTATTAAGATTATCAGGATTATTTTTCTCCATACTTTATTTATTTGGAGTCATTCTTCTTTAATAATTTTTGCAATTCTGCAGTAGATCCTACAAAAAGTGCATTATTTACAGTTGTAGGAGTTTTTGCTTCTTCTTCTTTATTTACATCTTTTAATTTTTTCTGAAGATCCATCAACTTGTCAGTGGCATCAGCCACATTCTTAATTAGTTGACCAGCAACTTCATATGCTCTAGGCATTTCGCTTTCTTGGGCAAGTTCAAGAATACCATTGATTGCTTCTTGACCTTTTTCAATAATTGAGTACAGTTGTCCTCTAGTATATTTGTAATCCTTTTCAACATCTATTTGTTTAGTGTCAAGTTGATTACTAGTATTGGATACTGTTATATCTACTGTTTCATTATCCATAATTTAATTTTAATCCTCTATAGCACCATCAAATCCAAAATCATCACCAAATTCAATGAGTTTATTATCCTCTAAAGCATCAGTGTAATTGATACCAAGAATTTGTGCACCTTTAACATGATTCTGAACAGTGGAATTATCTTGTGCCCTCTTAACAGTAAGTTTATTTCCTGTTACTAAATCAACAAGCATTTCTTCTTGTCCCACATAGATGTATTTGCCTGCTTCTACCTGTGATCCATCATCAACTTCTATGATTGTTTCTAATAGATCTACATCCTCTGCTAACAGAGTTCTAACATCACCAGTATAGTCTTTAGTTGCTCTTGCTACTGTACTGTAAGTAACACTTCTTTCTGGTACTCCACCAGTTCTTGAGCCAGCAACATAACCAACTGCAACCTTCTTGATAATATCTCCAGTAACATCTGTGATAGGA